TCAACATCATCCCCATATTGGAAGATATTAAGTTTGAGGATATTCTTAAGAGGCTGGAATACCTGAAACTCAAGGGTAAGAGCTGGTAAGCGTAAACGGGAGTCTGCTCCACCCATGGTATCCTGCCATTCTGCTACACTCTTATTCCCCTTCTGGAATTGCCCCTGCATAGGGGAGTTAAGGCCAGAAAGTTCTTTACCAAAGGATACTATACGCATACCAGAGTCCAAGGCTCCTTCTGTTCCACGAGCATCAAAAGGAATCTGGTGATATGCGTCCCTGATAGTCTTAGTAGAATCTAGTGAATTGCTTTTTACAGGAATCTTAGGAGCTGGTACTGGTGCATTTATATCCGAGGTCTTAATTAGATCAGGGTCGTATAAAGCTCTATCCGACACAGCCCTACGAGCTGCATTGAAGCTGATATTGAACAAGGTCTCGGCAGCCTGTTGGAAGGGGATGTTACCTTCTGCGATAGACTGCGTCTGATACCCTAGACCATCTTCTAGGGGCTGCCCAAAGAGAATTGGTAGAATATCATAAGCTGAGATAATGCGCTCAGCTTGTACTAGGACAGAGGAATTGATAATAACAAACTTCCAAATCTGCACTGTTTTGGGGGCAGGAGAGGATAATGCGAAGTCAGCTGGCATAATACGAGCATATAGAGTAAACTTCTCGAAGTTGTTAGTATTCAGAGCTTCTTTAGGGTCATCTCCTCCTGTCATCCACTTAAACCAGTTGATACCAGAGGTAGGACGACGTGCATTGATATACTCCGATACCTGCGGAGGCATACGGAAATACCCTAGCTGCTCGGCTGTGTTAAAAGGATTGGGAGATTTAGTAGCTTCTCGTATATTGAAGGCCTTACTATCATCAGCTAGCCGCTGGAGATAGCGTTTGAGCTTTGTCTTGGATAGAATCTCGATATATCCTGCGAAGTCTCCCTCCGCTGCTACATCCCCAGGAGATACGTTGAAATCCCATACTGTATTGTAGGGGTCGAGGCGCTTAAGCTTAGTAAAACTCTTGTGGTCTTTAGATACCTTCTTAGACCCTGGGGTTAATACCTCCTCTGTAAGGGAATACTGGGATATAGAGTCCCAATTAGCTTCTATTGCCGAGAAGTTATACTTCACCCCATCACGTAAGAACATAAGGAGCTGTCTAGCATAACCCCCAATAGTAGCGTGGTCATCTAAGAGAGTCTCTAGCTGCTCTGCCCATTTCTTATTGGCAGGAGAAGAGACAACTGGGAACATAGGAGTACCCGATAGAAATACATCTGCCAGATAAGCTACCATAGAGTCTACCTGAGAGACTACTACAGGCGGGGTAGTAGAGGGAAGGTTCATTACTCCTACTGGAGTAGTAGCTGAATCAATACCCTGTCCTGCTACTACGCCGGTTGCTGGATCTACATTAACCTTGTAGCGAGCATAGGCTACATCTATAGCCTCCATCTTGCTATGATAGGAGCTGAATTTCTTATGCTCCACCAAGACTTGCTGGGCGTATTCTAGGATACTGGACTGAGCTTCCTTCGTTGGTAGTATCTGACGTACATCAGTCTTTTTTGCCATTTTTCCACTCCGTTATAGGTTTGTTTAGTACGGTTTGAAAGGTCTTACCCGCTCCTCGCAGAGGCTTCTCTCCTCGAATAATAGCCATAGCATTCTGCACATACTCCCGAGTCTGTCTAGGAGCTTTAGATATATCTAAATTTGCCTTGCGGAGATTACCTGGCCCCCAATTATAAGCTGCTAGAGCTAACTCTACGCTCCCAAAGCGCTTGATAAGGGATTTCATAGCTCTAGCTGTGCCTTCTCCTGCTATCAGAGGATTAGTAGAATCTGGGATTCCATAGGTTTTACGAAATATATCTCTCTGTTGGAATATACCAGTTGCATCCTTGTAATTCTGTACATGTATAGGATCCTTCTCTCCCCCAGTCTCTGTGGTAGCTATAGCCAAGAGTGTCCTAGGAGGCAATCCCTCTTGCTTATCTAGGTTTTGGAAGTGCTCACCTAGAGTAGGATCTGGTTTCACAATCATATTAGCAATAGGGACTGGGGGATTAACTAGGCGCTTATGTGCTTCCACTGTAGCAGCTTGCCCAGCTCGTAAGTTGGCTCCGTATGTTTGCATAGATTGTAACAGTTGATCTAGGCTAAAGTCCATAGAAATCTCCTATCAAAATGGTGTATTAGCTGCAACTACCCTAGCTTCGCCTTCTATTGAAGTTGCGATTCTACGGAGGTTTGAAATGGCATGCCAATATTCATTTCGGATATCCAGACCATATGCTATAGCATCTAGTAGGTCATCCTTATTCTCCTTCTTTCCCACTTTGTACATAGAAGCTTGCCATACGAAGGAAGTCCTAGTATTTGGATGGAGGAGATAGTAGTTTCCTGAGTACAATTCTGCTATGAATAACCGGATGCGAGACTCCTTACTACGCCCATGTGGATTCATGGGTACTACCATCACACCAGTGATATGCTTCTCTTTGATAAAGTAGTCCATCCAGAATCCTAGAGTCTGTTGATACCCTACATCCTCAATCCCTATGAGGGAGGCCCCATGCTTAACAGCTAGACGCAAGGTTTCTAGGATAATCTCTTTGGGGTCTAGGATACCCAGAAGAGTCTCAGCTACATAACCGCGCCCTTCATGCTTATAGTGGACTACAATTACGTTATCATCTGAGTTATTACGGAAGCCAGCTGGATCAATGGTTATAAAGACCCCATCAGGATCTTCTATATATGTGGTGTAGCAGTCAGGAAGAGGCTTCGGTAGCAGACTTTTAGCCTCAGACTGAGGGTCATTCATTACTTCCGCAAACCAAATATTAGATAGCCCTAGGTATTCGTCGTGTTCATATGACTCCATAAGCTCTTGAATAGAGAATAACTCAGGCCATAGTGGTTGTCCATCTGATAGAAGGGCACCAGTAACCATAGAAGTCCAATGAGGACTACCCTTAAATAGGTTAAGAATACAGTCCTCAGAATACATATTACCCACATAGATTATTAAGCGATTACCTCTAGGAGTAATAGCCTTGAAGATAGTACCTGTGAGTTCTTTTAGGAGATTCAGGCGCTCCGTGGGAGACTCGTCGTTTTTCCTAGTCTGTACATCATCACAGAAGATAAGGTCAGGACGCTGATTCTTTAGGTTGATACCACGTACACCAGCTGCCCAGCCTCTTGCCACTAGAACTACGTCCCTGTTGTGGTAGGCTGCTTTCTTGGTATCAGCTGAATCAATTGCGAGGCCCGCTTCCCAATCCCCGTAGATAGATACAATATTAGGAGAGCTTAAGATATCATTGATATCCGCTAGGAGAGAGTCTGCCAAATCTGAGTTAGCACAAATAATAAGAGCGAAAGATACCTTATCATAGACTATCATCCAAGCTATTAGAATTTTGATGAAGGTAGTCTTGGCATGGCCCCGAGGCAAGCCTAGGGCGAAACGAAGGAGCTTATCTGCATCCATCTCTCCTCGGAAACATAGAATCTGCCACAAAGCTACATAGAAAGAGGGCAGTGCAAATATGCATACACTAGGCATAGCTAAACCTGCAAAGAAGTTAATATCTACTTTGCCTCTTTCATAAGCCTCAAGAACAGATACATTTGCATCTTCTAGTTGCGCCTCATGCCTAGGAGAAGCATCTACAAGAGCAAGATTGCTATTATTGGGCATAGACTAGGAAACCTTGTTCTGTAGCAAAGGGAACATTTTCAACAGGGCTTTCTTCTGTATTTCTAGTACTTGTTTGGAGGACATGGTCTTCTCCTTTCTTCTTTGATAGTTTAGTGAAGAGATTAGTAACTGCCGTAGAGGTCATAGGAGATAATTGCTGTTCTCCTATTGCTATTACTTCCTTGGTTGGATTAAGATGAACCTCTGGAGTTCTAAGGGCATGAGCTGGAAGATTCACGGATACTACAGTTAGTTGTTGATGGAGGATTGGAGCTTGAACCGAAGTTCTTGTTTTCATCTTCTCCTGACGTTCAGCTACTACTCGTAAGGCCGCAGTTACATCCCTTAATTCTGAAATAGGAGCCATCTCTATTACTTTGTTTACTAGCGCATGCTCTGCTGCACTATACTTAGCAGAGATAGCCTGCTCCTCGACATCCTCTTTTCCCTGTACGGCCAGCTTAGCCTGTAGGGATAACTGGAAGTCCTCTTGAGATAGAAGCTGGGAAATCCGCGCAGGTGTAACTCCTATAACAGTAGCTACTTGAGCTGGTTTAAGCCCAGAAGCTAGGAGGGAGGTGATGCGGTCGAGGTTCATGCTTTCCTCCAATTGGTTAGGTTAGGGGAATAATAGGCTAGAAATGCTAGGATGTCAAGGACTTTTTAAGGGAAGGGGCTAGAAAATTTAGGAATTTTTTTTATTGCCTATTGATAACCCACGCCTAGGCCAA